GTTAGGGCGCATTCCGCTTTTTTTTTACGACAACTTTTAAACCGTCCTACCCCTTTACCATGGGAGCGCACGCCAAAGGAGACCGCACGCAAGCAGAACTAGCCAAGTTGGCAGGCGTGACCGTGCGCACGATCCGCGAATGGGAGAAGGAGGGAATTGACGTTTACGATCTCCAATCACTGATGGCGCGAGCGTCCAAGGTGAGAGAGCGCGAAGAGGCGACGGAGGACTTGGCGGGTGTCAAATTGAGGAAGCTCAAAGCGGAGGCCGACCTCAAGGAGCATGAACTAGAAGTGGAGCGCGGGCGCTTCGTCTCCCAAGAGTCGCAGCGGGCTGATGGGCAAAAGCTCGGACTTGTCCTGCAAGGGATGCTCCTAAAAATGGCAGGCGACCTGACTCCGATCTTGGCTGGACGACCCGCTGGCGAGGTGAAGAAGGCCATCGACAAATACGCCCGCGAGAAGCTGGTTGAACTCTCCCAATATGCGCCCGACACCCTACCTTGACGGATTCCGGCTAGGTGTTCGCCCGCCGCCTGAGATGCCGCTCCGCGAGTGGGTATCGGAGAACGTCTACCTGCCGAACTCGCCGGAAGGAGCGCGGTATTCGCTGGATGCCGTCCCGGCTCACGCTACGATTTTCGACTGGCTGGAGGATTCCGAGGTCCGCGAGATTGCCTTGATTGCCTGCGTTGGATTCGGCAAGACGGCCATCCTTGAATCGTGGTGCGCCCGCATCGTCGCTGTTGAACCTGGGGACACTCTCGTCATTGGCCAGACATCCGACATGGTCAAGGACTGGATGGAATCGCGGATGCGAAAGGTTTGGCAGACCTCACCACTGACCCGCGACTACATCCCGACTGGCCCCGAGCGGTCGAACTGGAAGAAAGACTCGGTGATTTTCCGGCACATGAACTTCTTCGCGGGAGCGGCGAACGTGACCGACCTGCAAGAAAAGTCGATGGTCAACACGGCGGGGGACGAGTGCTGGCGGTGGGATGACGGCATGATCGGGTTCCTGCTCAAGCGGCACCACGGGCGATGGAACCGGAAGAACCTGCTGATGTCCCAGGGCGGGAACGAGGGAACCGAGTGGCACAAGCACGCGAAGAACGGCAAGTGGCATGAACTGGAGCATGTTTGCCCCTCTTGCTCGACCGGCTCAGTTTTCGACTGGAAGAATTTCCAATACGAGACGATCCGCGACGGCAACGAGGAGCTAGACTGGCCCGCGATCTTCGCGACCGTCCGGCTGAAATGCCCGCATTGCGGCGAGGAGTTTGAGGACACCGAATACAACCGTCGCCAGTGGGCGAAGTGCCGCCCGGTGTGGGACGAAGGGCGATTCATGCCCGAGCGAATGACGCTCCGAGCAACCTTCATGACCGTTTGGCGCTACCGATGGAGCGACATCGTGAAAGAATGGATTGTCGCCAACGAGGAAAAGAAAAACGGGCAGCTTGAGAAGCTGGAGCAGATCGTCACCCAGCGTTTTGCGTCGTTCTGGGCGCCGCCGAGCGATACGCCAAGGCTAACGGATACGGGCGACCCCTACTCGAAAAACGAGTTCCACGAAGGCACCAAATGGGACATGGAGGACTTCCGCTTCATGTCGGTGGACAACCAAAAAGGCCACCGATGGGTTTCCATTCGCGCTTGGAAAATTGGAGGGCAATCGCGGTTGCTTTGGGAGGGCCGCGTTGAAACATGGGACAACGTGCGCTATTTGCAAGAGCGGTTCGGCGTTGAGAACCGATGCGTGTTTGTGGACTGCGGATACCAGCAGGAAGAAGTGGCGCTTGAGGCATTGAAAGCGGCGACACCGACCGACCCTAAGCCTTGGAACCTAACCAAAGGCGCGGACGTTGACGGCTACGTTAAACGCTACGGAGAAAAGAGGTATCGCCGGATTTTCGGGGATTACATCAACTGTATTTCGTCCGCTGGTCAGCCCTATCAGATCATTCCATTTTCCAACCTGCTAGCCAAGGACCGGCTTACGGCGCTCATGGGTAGCGGCAGCTTCGGCGTGCCGGTCGATGCGTCGAAGAACTACCACGCGCAGATGCAGAACGAGCAAAAGCGCGAAGTGAAGCCGGGTTTGTGGCGATGGGAACTCGTTAAGCAACACGCCCCGAACCACCTTTGGGATACCGAGGTAATCGGCGTTGTCGCCGCGTGCATCTTCAAGGTTCTTGTGGCGATGGAAGAGGTGAAGTGACCGGGCGGCTGTCAAACTTTGACACCCTGCCCTTGTAATGGCCGGGAGCGCATTGCAGGCAGCACAAGACCTTTACGACTACGCACGCGGGGACGCTCTTCGCACTGCGGAGATCGAAACCGCGCTTTCGTCTGCGATTTCTAGCGGGCTTTTGACGAAAGGCGGCACCGACAACGTGACAAGCGCGAGCAAGAACAACGTTTCAATGCAGAAGACCGTTGGATTGCCGGAACAGCATCGGATTACGGCAATGCGGATGGCTCTTAACGGGCTTTTGGCGAACACGCGACCGAGCAATCGAACTTATCCCCGATACTAAATGGCAATCGTCGATCAATTCGGAAGCCCTTTTTCTAACCCCTACGGCAACCACGTTGCACGGGGCGCGTCTCGTTACAACGGAATGCGCCCGTGGGAGCCTGTGCGGTTGCACGACATTGGCAAGCTAGTCCCCGCGATTGATCGGCAAACGCTTGTTTCAGCCTCTCGCCGCCTTTACTTGAACCAGCCGATCCTTTCTGGCGCGGTCGAACAAAAGTCGATGTATTCCATCGGCAAGGCATGGATGCCGAAATTCACCGGGCAGGATAAGGATTTCGGTGATGCCGCGACAGCCTGGTTGACGGAGATTTTCTATCCGCTTTGCGACCTTCGCGGCCCGGTTTTCGACTTCAAGACCGAGCTTTACCTGCTGTCCGACGCAATCGACCGCGACGGCGAAGCTTTCGTTGTCCTGACTGAAACCAAGGAAGGATTCCCGCGAATCCAGCACATCCCATGTCACCGGGTCGGCAACCCTGTAGGAATGCAAGACGGCCCGATTGAAAGCGGGCTTTACCGCAACGCTAGACTTGCGGATGGTATTGCTTACAACCGAGTCGGAACGCCGATAGCCTTTGCTTACCTAGATGAAGATCAGAAATTGATCCAATGGGTTTCGCTTCGTGATGCCATCCACGTTTACGACCCGGCATGGCAGGAGCAGGGGCGCGGATTGCCAGCATTCACGGCATCCTTGAACATGCTGCGGGACGCGATGCAGTCGCATGACCTTGAAACCATGGCGCAGGCGATGCTTTCGGGCCGAGTCTTCATCGAGTGGAACGAAACCGGCGCACCTGATACTGGCGACCCTGCTTTTGCGCTGACCGGATCGGCTACCGGCGGCAATCAAAGCCCAGGCGTGCAAGTTGAGAATATCAACGGGCCGATGAACACTTACTACCGCGCCAACAGCGGGAGCAAGCTGGAGACGTTCCACAATCCACGCCCCGGAGAGGCATGGGAGAACTTTCAAGACCGCATCATCCGAGGCGCATTGGCCGGCGTGAACTGGCCTTACGCGATGGTATGGAAAGCCAGCGGACAAGGCACCGCCGAACGCCACGAAATCGCCAAGGCTCAACGCGCAATCGAGGACAGGCAAAGCCTTTTGATGCGCCCCGCGCTTGCAATTGTTTCGTGGGCCGTCGCCAAGGCACAGAAGATGGGCACGCTGCCGCAGTCGCCTGAATGGTATAAGTGGAGCTTCACGATGCCGCGCAAGCTTACCATCGACGATGGGCGGATGAGCAAAGAGCAGATTGAGGGATGGCGGGCCGGATACGTCAACCATGAGGACATCCTCGGAGACTACGGCAAGACCCTTGAGGAGCATTACGATGCCCGCGCCCGAGAAATCTACCTGCGGAAGAAAGCGGCGGAAAAATGGAGCATCGACGGCATCGAGATTGAGGACCGCGAGATGTCCATGCTGACCCCGAACGAGCAAAGCGCCGAGCAAATGGAAGCGGCGAAATCACCAACCACTCAAGACAATGGAAATTCTGACGATTGAAAACAAGTCCGGCAAGGTCCGGCTAAATGAGTCGGTCAACCCCGATTCCATGACCCGACTGATTGAAGAAATCAGCCAGGTCTTCGGGGCGCAAGCTGCCGCCAACGGTGCCCAGTTTGGAGAAATCACCAACTGCATCGAAAACGCGGCGGATACCCTCGACATCGAGATTCATTCACCAGGCGGAAGCGTGCTTGATGGTTACAAGCTCTATCACGCATTGCTTGAGCTTCGCGGGCGCGGAGTTTTCGTCACCGCAACCATCAACAGCCTCGCCGCAAGCATGGCATCCGTGATCGCAATGGGAGCGGACAAGATCCGCATGGTTAAAGGCGGGCGGATGATGATTCACGAAGCGTCTAACGTCGTCGCTGGTAACGCTGAGGACATGGCGCGAGCCGCAAAGCTACTTGATGAAATCAGCGGCGAGATTGCCGACATCTACGCAGGCAAGACCGGCGGCGACCGCGACGAAATCCGCGACATGATGAAAAAGGAAACTTGGATGGGCGCGGATGAGGCTAAGTCGAAGAATTTCATCGACGAAATCGTGGATGGGAAATTTGACACCGCGAAGAAGGGCAAGAGCATGAATATTCTCGACCGTCTCACTTCTCCCGCCAGCGCCGAAGCCTTGGCGGAAATCGACACCTTGAAAGCCGAGGTTTCCAACCGCGAAAGCGAAGTTGCCGAGCTTTCTAACAAGGTCAGCGTTGCTGAAGCCGCGTTGCAAGAAGCCGCCACCGCTGCCGCCGAGCTTCGCGTTTCAAACGAGACCTTAACGGCTCGCGTTACCGAACTTGAGGCAATCGCCGCCCGCGTCCCCGAGCTTGAAGCCGCCGCGAAAGTGACCGTCGAAAAGATCGGCAACGAAGCCGCGCAGATCGCCGCTTCCATCGGTCTCACCCAACCCCTCCCGGACGCAAACAACGGCGAAACCAAGTCGATTCTCGCTCAGTTCAACGAACTTGAGGGCGACGAGGCAACCCGTTTCTACAAGGCGAACCGCAAGCAAATCATCGAAGCTCAACTCAACTCCTAATCACTCCACCTCCTGAGTGTAGATTTTGTCAACAAACGTGGTAGCCATGAGATGGAGTGATTA